AGCGATGTTTTCGGTGTTTTGCAAGGCAATGATGCGCCGTGGATCGAACCGAATGGGCTTTATCTTCACGGCGAACTCGCAACGATCTGGCAAGTCGCTCTTGGCAAAGCTGGCAATCATGCCGCCCTGCGGCAACTTCAAGGGGCAATCGTGGAAGTCAAATGAGGAGGAGCTAAACAAGGTGATCGACGCCGAGATGATTGCGGGATCGAGCTATATCTGTTTTGACAACGTGCGAGGCTACGTTGGAAGCCCGACACTTGAGGGCTTGATGACCAGCCCAAGTTGGACAGGTCGGATCTTGAAGGAGTCACAGATGTTCGAGGTCAAAAATCGCATGACTCTTTTCATCACCGGCAATGAGTGCATTGTCTCCCCCGACATGGCGCATAGATGCCTGATCGTGGATTTGCACATAGATGAGGGAAACGTGCAGGACCGCGCCCCGTCATGGGTGCTGGATGAGTCGTGGCTACTGGAGAAAGAGAATCGGCGGTGCATTCTTTCGGCCTTGTGGGGTGTTGTGCGCGCTTGGGTGGCGGCGGGCAAGCCATTGGCGTCGAGCTTTGGTTTTAAGTCGCGCCTTGGCTTTGAGCATTGGGGAGACTTGATTGGTGGTATCGTTGGATTTGCCGGGTTTGGAGATTGTTTGGAGTTTCCTCAACTAGACGCGGGCGGCAACAGTGAGGAGCGAAGCATCCTTGACCTTTTGGATTACCTCGTTGCCAAAATGACCGAAAATCAGAAGGAATTTACATTCCAAGAGGTTTCTCAGATTTGCTACGAGGAAGGCCTCTTTGAATGGATGATGGAAGGCAAGGAGTATGATGGAATGTTTACCGTAACTCCGAAATGCCGATCCTCTATGGGAAAATTGCTCAGTCGCTATGCTCCAAACACTGATGGGAATAAACTACCAAGAAGATATGTGAGGAATGGAGCGGTCTATCATTTTGGAACAAGAGGCAAGGGCCGTTACCGCCGATATTTCGTGAGAGATATTTGACCCTCTATTCGCGGGGCCAAGGGTCACAGGATTTCCCTGTGACCCTTTTTGTTTCTACGCAAAATAGCAGAGGTGGCGCATAGGCCGCAAACCTGACCTATGCAGGCGTATTTTTCTCAGCCTCAGTGTGTTCCTGAGAGTAAACAGTAGGTATTAGAGGTAGTATAGGTTTTCCCATATTAAAAAATACAAAGAAAGGGGAAAAAGCCGAAATCTATTAAGGGCAGCTGGAAGAAACCCATTCACCCATACGATCTATGCTCATTCGTGTGCAACGTCTTGATCACCAAGTGACTTGCGCTGGCATAGGTCGCGTGGCTTGCCTATGCGCTGACCTGTGCGAGTGTTTTTCACCACCACCAAGGTAAAGGAATCTCTTTAACCGCAAATCTAACAGGTTTCCGCGAAGCGGGCGGGTTGTAAACCTGTTCGCGGTGGTTTAGTTGACAAGTTAAGTTGAGTGAGGGGTGGGCGTATATGGATGCCACTGGAGAGCAGAAAGTAAAATTGTCCGACATCGCGGCTGATTGGGGGTGCTCGGTTGCCTATGTGAGCCGGATGAAGAATGAGAGGGGTTGCCCGGTGGAATCTTTGGAGGCCGCGCGAGAATGGAGAATTCAGAATGCGGCGCGCGGTGGAACGGGCTACCGGAGTCGAGGCCAAAAAAAATCCCCCGCTCGTGAGAGCGAGGGAGTGAGCGCGGAGATCGAGCCGATTTCATTCGGGCCGGTGAAGAAGAAAAGCCTCAAAAGTATGGAGCAATCTCTGAAAGCCAGCGTCGAAATTGAGGAAAACGCGAAGTGGCTGGTAGACCGAGCGATTGCCTTGGATGAAGTCGAGAGGCTTCCGCTGTTATTGCAAAGCTACAACAAAGCCAAGGAGGGGCGGCTAACATCTGAGAAAATGGTTTTGGAGATAAAGGAGAAAGCGAAGGTGCTGGTTCCTTGGGATGATGCCCGGTCCCTTTTCGGTAAAGGATGGGGAGCGTTGCTGTCTCGGTTGCGCGGCTTGCCGTCGATCCTTGGGCCAAAGGTGAATCCGGCGGACGACGTGACGGCGGCGGAGATCATCAGGCAAGACATCGAGCGGGCGATCGCAGACGGCCAGAAGGTTTATGAGCAAGTCTTGGTATGACGAGGGGATGGCGGAGCTACGCAAGTTTTGCGTGGACACCCTTGCACCTGCCGATGACTTGCCTGTGTGGCAATGGCTGGAAAAGAACTGCTACGTGCGCGGCGACCATGAAGGCGCTTATTCTACGACCCTAACGCCCTATGCCAGAGAACCGCTAAATTGCTTCAAAGAGAAGCGCATCGAGGACTTGGCGCTGTGTTTTGCCGCTCAGACGGCCAAGACAACGATTGTGATGGGCGGCGTCTCGTGGCTTTTGGTCAATAGTCCGTCCGATTCGCTTTGGGTCATGCCGGATAAAGAGCTTGGCGGCTCATTTTCCCGCAATCGCTGGATTCCTTGGGTCGATGATTGTGTGCCTCTCCGCGCGCTGAAACCCCGCAACCGAAACTTTTTCACCACCCGCGAGCAGAAATTCGCCCGTGCCACGGTTTTCTGGGTCGGGTCGAACAGTCCCGGCCAGTTGGCATCCCGTCCCTGCGGCAACGTCATTATGGACGAAACCGACAAATTTGGCCTGCGCAACGACCGCGAGGCCGGAGCGTTGAAGAATGCCGAGGAGCGGACCAAAACGTTCAATTTCCCGAAACGCATCAAGACCTCCACCCCCACGGTCTATTATGGCGAAATCTGGCAAGAGTTCCTAAAGGGCGACCAGCGGTATTTCTGGGTTCCGTGTCCTCACTGCAAGGCCATGATCAAGCTCCTGTGGAAGCAAGTTCGCTGGTGGGAGAAGGACGAGAGCGAGGCTAAGACCGACAACGAGTGGGATATGGGCAAAGTCGCGGCCAATGCCCACTACGTCTGCCAAGAGTGCTCCGGCAAGATCCTCGATGCCCACAAGCCCGGTATGCTACTGGCCGGTGAATGGCGACCCTCCCGCGAAGCCGCCGAGGCCTCCCGCCGCAGTTACCACCTCAATGCCCTTTACGCTCCGTGGAAGCAGACGCGATTCGGTTCCTTGGCCGTGAAATGGCTCCAGAGCAAAACGACAGTCGATGGTCGGCAGAACTTCATCAACTCCACCCTCGCGGAACCCTTCGACGGGGAAAATGCTTACGACGACACGCCGGTTGTGACCGAGCCGTATCTGGTCGCAGAGATCCAGCGGGACCGCGTAGCCCTGATGACAGTGGACGTTCAGCGTCCGGGCTTCTGGGCGGTCGTTCGCACCTGGGCGAAGTCTGGGGAAAGCTGGCTGGTCTGGGCCGGATTCGTCGAAACCATCGAGCAGCTTGACGTTCTCCAGCAAAAGTATGCCGTGCAGCCCAATCACGTTATGATCGACGTGGCCGACCAGACCAACTTGGTCTGCAAATGGATGGTGGACAGGGATTGGCGCGGCGCGTGGGGCAGCGACAAGAAGGGCTTTGTCCATTCCCTCGGTAACGGCTACCGGGTGCAGAAGCTCGTTTCCCCTGTCCAATGGCGTGACCCTCACTTGGGCACGGTCTATGCCAGCGAGCAGAATCCTCGCGCCCGCTATGTCTTCTGGGCGGGCGACGCGATCAAAGATATTCTCGCCGTCATGCGTCATGCCGAGCCGCGTCGCTGGCACGTTCATGGCGACATCCCGCAGGAATACACCCGCCATCTGAATGCCGAGATGAAAGTCATGCGGCAGAATCCCCGCACCGGACGCTACACCGTGGTCTGGAAGCAGATCCGCAAGGCCAACCACTTGCTGGACTGCGAGGCCATGCAGGTTGTCGATGCCCTGTGCTGCGGCATCATACAGGAAGACCACGAGAAATACGCCAACGCCCAGCAGGCGTTAAGCCTTGAAGCGAATTAAGGGATGATTGGAAAAAAGCCAAAAAAAATCCCCGCACGGTTTTACCCATGCGGGGATTTTTTGTGAGCGGCGCGGTTTGCGCTAATTCAGATTCTTCGTTCGCCCGAAGACATTATCAAAGGTGGCCGATGCGCCTTGCTCGAAGACGGCGCGGCTGATGTCCTCCGCCTTGGCCAAGCTCGCGGCGGAGTAGAGTGCGGCGTTGATTGCGTTGGTCACGTTGCCCTCGGTGATCTTCTCCAAGGCCGTGATCGTATCCTCAACGATTTGGTTTCGGTCGTTCATTTTTTGGCGGAGAATTTCCATGTGGTATTGAACCGCAAAAACTTGCGCACGGAGGCATGGCGCGGGGCCATCTCTTCGAGCACAGCGCGCGTGAAATCACCACAATACTTTTGATTGGCGATTTGTTGCAACTCCTCCGCGCATTCCTTTGGGAAGGAGATCGTCTTCCTCACTCGGTTGGGTCTGTCGTCTTTCATTTCCCTCCC